ACAGGTACAAGACTTCGCCGGGGTCATGGCGAGTAATGGCGGTAACCTCTTCCCAGGTAACCTTGCCGTTTTCGCATGTGGTCGGGATAAACACATCGCCATTGGTGAGATTCAAGAGTTCCATATTTCGTTCGGTGAAATGCATGACATTCGGTTTCACGGATTCGTCGTCGAGTTGTCCGTCAATCCATTTACCGATTTCGGTATAGATGGGGACTTGGTTCACGATAACTACAATGGGCGTTTCCCATGTAACCGATTTGACCGCGGTATCAATCAAACCAATACGACCACCCATAGCATGGAAGAACAGCTCGGGAGCAGTCAAACCTGAAATATACGAGTTCTCAATAAACCCACGCGCGTTTGGCGAGTCGTCGAATTTGGAGTAGTGTGGCAGAGTGCGGCCATCGAAACCATACGGAATACGTTTGCCATCCACGTTTTGTTGCCCCAAACACGAAATCATCTGCGAAATGTTCAGCAACGAACCTTTCGAACCAGACGCAACGATAGTCAAGAATCGGTTTTCTTTGTTGAGACTTTTCCGACTGATTTTGCCGGTTTCGTTCATGGCGTCATTTAGGACATTGTTGACGCGTTTTTCGAATTCGGATTGGTTGGTCGCGGAGGTATTGTTTTCGAAAATACCCTGATGGAGCTGTTCGATGATGGTGTTGACTTCGCCCTTTTGTTTGTTGATCACCTGAATGATTTGCGAGTTGGTCTTGGGGTCGGCAATCAAATCACTGATACCGACACTGAACGAACTGGTTTTCATGTATTCGGTAATAATGTTTTGGAGATTGTCGATGAAATCCGACGAGGCGCGGTTGCCGAAATCGTTGAATGCGCGGTGGATAATACCCTTGGTGCTTTTGCCCAACACCGCCTTGTCCATCTGACCACGGATGTATTTTCCCGCGCGGATTTCCAGGACGTTGTTGGACGTGGCATAGTCTTCGCCATCGCCATACCCGTCCGTTTTATATGCCATTGTGAGGGGAGGCATGATTTGCGACAGAATATCGAAATTGGTGACTGGGCCGTGGTTGGGTTTTTGTAGTGCTTCCACGTCGACGTTGGGATACATCATCAACAAATTCATCGCTTGGCGCGGAGTGAAATTCATTTTTTCGCGCGTAAAACGGTACGACCCCAACATGGAATCTTGATAAATACCAATGATGGGCGAGTTGTTCGCGGGACTGATAATCTGGTATGGAATGGCCGCCAAGTGTCGCAGTTCGGTCTCTGCGATGACATTTTGAGGCATATGCATGTTCATTTCATCCCCATCAAAGTCGGCATTGTATGGCTTGGTATCGCCGACGTTCATGCGGAAGGTATCGCCGACGCGCATAACCTGGACGATGTGGCACATCATCGACATACGATGTAAACTGGGTTGACGATTAAACAGCACCGCATCACCGTTCATCATGTGGCGATGTACGATGTCGCCATTGTCGAGACGAATCGAATCGCGGTCGACGTATCGCAACGAAATCTGCTCGCCATTCTTGCGCTCGAGAATTTTCGCGCCGGGATACTTGTCGGGGCCGTTCTGGATGAGTTTCATGAGGAAATCGCGGTTGCGGTCATTGACGACGATGGGTTTGGTGATGTTTTTGGCGATTTTCATCGGGACGCCGAGTTGACGGATAGACAAGTTCGGGTCGCCGGTAATGACGGAGCGGGCACTGAAATCGACACGTTTGCCCATCAAATTGCCACGGATACGTCCGTTTTTGCTGTTGATGCGGCCCATAATACACTGTAATGGGCGACCGGAACGCTGGGCCATCGGCATGGCGCCCTTGACCTTGTTGTTGACGATCATGGCCACGAAGTACTGGAGCACGGTGGTCAGACCATCAATGACATTCGGCTGAGCGTTGTCGTTGATTTTGTTCATCAATTCACTGTTTGTTTTGATAATATTACTGTAAATATGCGTTAAATCGTCTTCACTGCGTTGCTGCGCGTCGTGCTTGACGGAAGGACGAACCGCGGGAGGCGCAACCGGCAACACCTGACAAATCATCCAGTCGGGGCGAGACCAGGTGGGATTGAATCCCATGAAATGGACATCCTCATCGGAGATGCGCTTGAATATTTTCAGCACAATTTCGGGAGTCATTTTCATGGTGATCTTTTCGGCGGGCTGGTCTTTTGCCTGGCGGATGTTCGACCATACGGCAATAATGGTCGCCATTCCTTCCAGCTTGATTTTGTCGGGCTGGAGGCAGCCGCAACCGTCATCGGTCGTGTCGCCGCAACGTTTGACGTCGGCGGCCAACTTGGAGACGTAATCCCAGCGGTCCATACTGTTCATGTCAAGGGCATGCGAGTGAAGGTTTTTGTTGATTTTGAGTTTGCTACATTTAAAACACACAGAGCGGCAGATTTTCATGATATCTTTGATGTGCTGGATGAAGAACACTGGACGGGCCAGGTTAATATGGCCAAAATACCCGGGAGTATTGATGTACGTCAAACCATCGGTAGGACAAATCAGGCCCGGTTCCAACACGCCCATGCGTGGGTCAAAGAGACCGCCGATAACGGGTTTGTTGTTATTGTACGTCTCGCGTTTGGTTATTTCCGCCACCGAATTTCTAAGTATTTCTTCCGGAGACAACATACTAAATTGGATACCAATAATGCGCGCGGGGTTGGCGTGAATGTTCATTTTAGCTTGATTCGACATATTCGGTTTGAGAGTTGCTTAGTAAAATGTCTATAATAATAACGTATATATTGTTTATATTATTTAGACCCGGTAATCAAATCGCAATCAATTTTATGTAAATGGGATTTCTATCTATTCGTAGAACCGTTCTCTCCGAAGGACGACTCCGCAATATAACATATACGCGAATCATAGAGAGTAAAACTCTCTACGGTTAGATTCTGAATCCTTTACAAACGGTATAAATACATAGCTCTATACTTGGTATCTATCATCCACTCTCTATTCTCAATTTGAAATGACCAAAAAATATCATTTGCGACCCACTTATCGTAAAGGAAAAGATTCATCGTCGTCTTCGTCTGAAAGCGACGAAGATAGCGCAAGAACAAGTGACACCGAATATACCGATTATACTTCGTCGGATGATTCTTCCAACGATAAGAAAAAGTTCAATCGCAAACAATTTCAGAAGACATTGTCCAAACTGTTTCCGTCTACCTATATGTCTGAAAAAGTGAAGCGCAATGACCGTTCGCCCAAAGCGAAAAAGCGTCGTACAGAATCGCCTTCCGAGAGTGAGGAAGAGTGCGACGAGGAAGAAGACGAATACTCCAGCGAGGAAGAGGATGGACACTCCAGTGATGAGGATTCCTCATCGTCCTATAACACCGCCGAGGCAGATGAAGAGCAGAAGTTCAATATTTTCTTTACCATCCAGCCACCGACTCCCGAAAACAATGCCGACGACGAGTATTCGGAAAGCGACGAGGAGGAAGAATGTAATAGCGACGACGAAAAGACGTTCATGAAAGAAACGTATGAGAAGGTGGAGGAACCGGCCGTGTTGTCGCCCAGACGCAAAGAAAAAAATGGAACGAAGAAGGACCGAACGAACAAAGGAAAACGCAAACATAGTCGTTCCGACAAACACCGCAAGGAAAAAGAACCCGAGAATGGTGGGGAAAAGGCGGATTCCGAGAATGAGAATTCGGCCGAAAAGGAGTATGTGGAATTGTTGGAATTAAAGAAACAGTTTGTGAGCGAACTCCAGAAAAAACCCAACAACAAGGTATTACAGCGCGCGGTATTGAATTGTAAAGACGAAATTCGAACCCTGATTCGCAAAGCGCGTAAGAAAAACGCCAAACGCTATCACAAACTTATTCAGGCCGAAACGAAACAGACCAACGAATTGGAATATTTCAAGACCAAACTCTCGAACAAGGAACAGCGGAAAGCGATGGAGGATTTGAAGGAAATCAATGCGCACATTTATACGGACACGCCATACCGTCTCTCTTTATTGAAGTCGGATATGTCTGCGAAAATGAAGGCCATCGCCATGCAGAAACTCAACGTATTGCGGTCCATGGACCCGGGCGACAATGAGTATTACAAAATAAAGAATTGGGTTGATACGTTTATGAAAATTCCGTTTGGTATCTACAAGACCGTATCGGTGTCGATGAATGACGGGTTGGATAAATGTAATGAGTTTATGACCAATGCCAAACAGACTCTTGATTCATGTGCGTATGGTCTCAATGACGCCAAACTCCAGATTATGCAGATGTTGGGACAATGGATCGTCAACCCCACTTCGCTCGGCACCGCGATTGCGATTCATGGTCCGATGGGAACCGGCAAGACGACTCTCGTTAAGGACGGCATCAGTAAAATCCTGGGTCGCGAATTCACGTTTATTGCGTTGGGCGGAAGCGGCGATGCAAGTTTCCTGGAGGGCCATTCGTATACGTATGAGGGGAGTACCTGGGGGAAAATCGTCCAGACGATCATTGATAGTAAGTGTATGAATCCGGTTATTTATTTCGACGAGTTGGACAAAGTGAGCGATACCGCGCGCGGGCAAGAAATCATCGGTATTTTGACGCACTTGACGGATACGTCGCAGAATTCGCAGTTTCACGATAAGTATTTTTCGGAGGTGGATTTCGATTTGAGTAAGTGTTTGTTTATTTTCAGTTATAATGACGAGACGTTGATCAATCCGATTTTGAAGGACCGTATGTATCGCATTCGCACAAAAGGATACGAAACGAACGACAAAGTGATTATTGCGCGTCAACATTTACTCCCGAAAATCCGCGAACAAGTCAGCTTTAATGAGACGGATGTGATTATTCCGGATGAAACCATCAAGTATATTATCAACCGTTTGACGAAGAACGAATCGGGAGTGCGAAACCTGAAGCGGTGTTTGGAGACCATCTTCTCGAAACTAAACTTGTTCCGTTTGATTACTCCCGACAATCAGATGTTTTCGTCGGATATCCGGATCCCCATTTCGTTTCCGATGACGATTACGTCGAAAGAAGTGGACGCATTTGTCAAGTCGGAAGAAGTGAGTCATAGTATGTTGGCTATGTACACATAGGCGGGGGAACCAAGGTTCCCCCCGCACCCCCCTCCTTTTTACTCGGGTAGTAATCTCACCGTAAGGATGGACTGGTAGATAAATCATACATTCACTATAAAAAGTATTTCGTATATTCATTGATGTTTTCATTGAGCGCATTGCGCTCTTGTTTGGTTGTTTGCCAATATCATCATTTTAGATGACATTGATACGATTGTTTTTGTAGTATCGTTGTGTGTTTTATTAGTTTGTTTTATTGTTTGTCTGAGCACAAGGAAAACACATATAACACTTCGAACAATAATACACATATTGGCTTGTATCGGGTGTCAAATCAATCAAATCCTCTACAATGGTATGTTCTTCACCGTCTGTTTCGCAAATACTCTCAGGCATGATGTTGTGTTGTTTGTGGTTTGGGTATATAGTCTAACAACTCAATTGTTTACACCCTTTTCGGTGATATACGATTATATTCATAGTTTATAGTTATATAGAGACTCTCGGCAAAGACCTCGGCAGAGACCTCGGCAACAATCTCGGGTACGATATTTGTCTCCGGCCAAGGTTATACCCGAGGTCTTTGCCGAGGTCTCTGCGGACCATATACAAATGTATGTATGAGAGTCATATAGATTCTCATACAATCTCTATCCTTGTAGTTGCTTTTCGTTCCGCGGCGTTAGCCGTGGAACATGAAGCGCCAAGAAGGGAAGGGGTCGTAGGGGAAACCGTAGGTTTCCCTACCTCACATGTTGCCACCGCGGGTAGTCAAGAGCTTCAACATCTCGGGGTTGGACGCAAGATTAATAAGTCCCTGTGAGTTGGAGTATCCAGTAGTGATACAGTTTTTATCGTATTGGTTATTACAATAACTGTGGATTTGCGAGAGTTTGTCGATGACAGCGTTTTCGCCGACATCACTCGCGGTGTTGATGTTGGTGTTGTTGTCGTATAGTTGAGTCAGACCTTCTTTTGCCGGGGCAGCGGAGGAACCGAATACACTGAACAACGTTCCTAAAATACCAGATTCGCGTTTGGGCTCTTCCTTTTTGTCCAAGCTTGCACTGGTTGAGCTTGCGCCGGTAAGACTACTTGCGCTGGGGGCGGCATTGCCAGAGGCGTCAGTTTTGCCGGCCATACTCTCGAACGAAGCATATTTAGGAAACATTTCGTGTCGGTCGAATGGCGACGTGCTGCTTGCGGACAAAACAAGAACAGCCAAAACGAATACGACTAAAACCGCCGCGGCAGTAAAGAGGTTTTTTGTTTGATACTTCATGGATAGTATATTATACCCGAATATTTTGTCATTTCGCGGTTATCCAAGAATATAATACAAAAACGGCGCAACAATCGAGAGTATATACAACATAAATTCCTTGATAGAACGGTCAATATATTCGACCATAAGCATTAGGTTGACTTGCAGAAACTCAATAAACCC